TCTTGGCAATATTCCATTCCCTCCTCAACATAGAATATAGCTAATATCTTTTGTGGTTCGTTTAATAGTTCCGATTTACTCATGTTCTTTAAGTCAATGATTTGACCCGTTGACCAATGTTGTCTATTGGTGCTAAAAGTGTAAACCTTGCCTTGTATTTCAATTCGTTCTGCTGGATCTGATTTCTTGTAAGTTGAAAGTAAATCTATGTAATGGTTTGAAATTCTTAGCACATCTTCAACGTGTGATTTCCTAACCTTAGAAAGCATTTCGTCACGAAAGATAGAAACAACCTTAGCTCTAAATTCTAAGTTATCGAGTAACTCCTCTAATTTTACATCTGCTGTTACTAAGTTCTGCCATTTGGCTAGTTGGTCTATTCTCATATTCTTGCTATGTAGTATTGTCCTTTAGTTCGTTTCGTTTTATGCGATTGGTTTGCCAAAGATAGTGAAATTACGCTATCGTCGTGCATTCCCTGTGGTGCTGAATATTGCACTTTGCGAGTGTTTGGATTATAGATGTAAGTGAAGTTTTCTAATTCGTCAATTAACCAATCTATGTTTAAAACTTTGATTTCCTTATTCTCAAACGCAACTGCTAAGTCTTCAATCATTATCGGTTTACTTGAACTACTTGTGACGTGTGGATAGACTAAGTTTCGGCATTTCTTTTCTAGTAGTTCGTAGAACACATCGCCTTGGTTATTTACCTCGACTGCTGTCATGCAATTGTACTTAACAATTTTTTCAGCAACCTTATCTATTATCGTACTCCATTCTGTTTGTCTCCAACGTTCACAAAATACCATTTCTTTGCGTTCGTTGATAACCGTTAAAACAGTATAGTCATCCGCTCTACCAATATCTAAACCACCGTAGTTTTTACCACTTGCACCAACTCCAATACATTCACGAACGTTTCTAAATATTCCAGTACCACCGTCAATAAATTCGGCTAAATATTCTTGTCTGAATACGTGGTCAGGAAGTGACCTTTTGCGTTCGTCAATCTCTCGTGGGTCAATCATTGGATTATCATACGAAGTAAAACTAAACGACTTGTAACGGTCATCATAATTGCATTGCATAAATAAGCTATGAAAGTGATTCTTACCTTTGGGAGTTGAAATAAACAACACCTTTTTACCTTTCACTAATACGGTGGCACTAAGTACCTCATCCCAAAGTTCACGCCTTGTAAATGCCATCTCATCAACTATAAGAAAGTCAAATGTATTACCCCTTATATTGTCAGGTCGTTCACCACTAAAGAATTGAATTGTACTTCCTAATCCTTGTATAAGTAATTCAGATTTATTATAGCTAAATATACCGCTGTTTTGTGTGTACTTCTCGAAGTCACTAAACACTTTCTTTGATTGCTTATAAACAGGAGTTATCCAAGCTATAGAACAACCTTTATTGTTGATTGACCAGTACAACATTTGGTTAATACCGAGCATTGATTTACCAAACTGCCTGCCTATATTTAGAACGTAATACTTATACGGCTCATTGTTAATAGAGTTATGTATTAACCGTTGAGTTGCGTGTGGTTTATAACCTTTGATTGTTGACATTACACATCGAAATCGAATCTTTCTACAACTTTTGTTTCAACTTGTTGTCGGTCGTGCATTCCAAATTTGTTCTTAGCATAGAAAATTCCTTTACCTTCATTCGCTACAATATCCTTTCCTAACGCTTGGAATTTATCATCCATGTTTTTTATAGTGTGACTTTTTTCCCCTTCTTCATTAAGCCATCTATACCAACTTCGTCTTTCTAAAAGCACCATTCCTTTCTTCATTGGAATCCAAATTCTTAAAAAATAATCAATAGTAGGGATGTGTCTATCTGGAACATCCACAACTTCTCCCTTATTAGAAAGTGTTGGTTTTGTATTAGATAAACATTCTAAAACATAATCCCAAGATAAGTCTTCTAATTCGTCAACAACTTCTTGAGTCTTAGCCATTACAACAAACTAAAAGTGATTATCATTCCAATAATTGCCACGATTACAACGATAGCCGACATTACACCGTCTAATCCGTCTTGTTTTTGATTTTCCATTACTTACAATATTTAATATAAAACGTATAAGGTACTACTTTCATTTTCGCAAGTACCCACATTAATAATCTGTATTTCTTGAAATCGTATCTTTCAAATTCGTTTCGTTCCATTTTAGTCTTAGGAATTACAATGTCTAACTTTTGCTTATCCCAATGGTGCGCTACTTGAAATATTTTCTTAGCTTCTTGCTTAGTTAGCTTACCGCTTCTTACTTTTGCCGAAAGGTACACAATTCGTTTGTCAATACCAAATTTAGTAGGTAGCAAGTGACCTCCTACAAATTCAGTATAGACATTCTCGCAATGCTTACCACCGTAATCTTGCCACGAGATAAACGCTTTCATTTCGTTTTCAAGTGCTTCACGTTCTTTGATATAATGAAACGGTCGAATGTTCTTAATACCTATCAAAGCGTAAAACAATTGGTCTTTAAAAGTGAATAGAGGGTAGTTTGTCAATTCCTTATTCGTATGCCATTTGTAAACCGAACGAATGTACTTAGCGTCCATATAAGTCCAACCCTTTGGAGTACTTCCTTCCGTTCTGAAATCGTGACCGTTTAAAATGTATTTGATACCGTATTTATACGCTGTGTCATACATTAACTTTGTCATTGCAATATCATTTGGAATGTCAGCGTCAGGTAAACCAGCTTGAATAAAAGCATCGTTTAACGTGTCGTACTCCAACTTATTTACATTGTAAGTTATCGCATCCACATTGAGCAACTTGATTAGTTGACTCATATTATGCGTTGCTTGTGGCACGTTGTAGTGATTGTCAAAGTGAATAACAAGGGGTTTTAACTTCCACTTCTTAACAGCAAGGTAAAGCAATAGTGAACTATCAACACCACCGCTGATTCCCATTATACAATCGTACTTTTTATTGTTGCGTACTTTATCAAGTAACGGCATCAAATCGGTTGGGTTTGCTTGCGCTTCTAATTGGTCGTGCAAATCGCAGTATTCACATTGAGTCTCTCCGATTTCTGCAATCGACTCATCAAATAAACATCTTTGGCATTCTTTCATATTGTGTAAAATTAATAAATTGTTCTGAAATATTTGTATTGTCGTTCTTTCTATTTTGGTATTCAGTTTCGATTGTGTTGCAAATACTATCTATTGAATCCCACTTAATTGAACAAGGTAAGTCACCATTGTAGATTGACTTCCTACCCATTAAACCCATTTCGATATTGGTATTCGGGCAACCATCGTGTGGGGTTAATCTTAGGTTTAAAAAGCATTGCTTGTAAACGTTGATTAACGCATCTTTAGAAAGCGCATTATGTCCTACTCGAACGATTGGAATTGATAACCGTTGTTCTATTTCATCGATTAATTCTAATCCGTAAAATTCAGGCGCATTTCCATAATACCAAAATAGATTGTCACCATTTGTAACGTTTGCGTAATAACTTGGAATAACTGCATTGATAGGTCGGTAAATAGAATCTATACCTTTTTCTTTTAACGTTACTTGAACTTGCTTGCTTACTGCTATGTTAGTAGTTTGATTAACATAACAAACCATTTCAAGAGGTAAATTTAAAGCGTCTGAGCCAAACCAAACTATCTTGCATTTAGTAGGTGGATGCCAAACAAATCTAGTAAAGTCATCCTCTCGATACATTCCGAAAAATATAACTTCGTCTTGCCAATCTTCATACGGCATCAAACTGTACTTTTCAATCAATCCTAATTCAAGTCCTTCAAGTGATTGTGAGATATGCGCTTGTATCATATTAGATCTAATTCTTTAAAGTTGCTTAGTAGTTTCAAATCACATTTATCACTTATTAACTTACCGTTCCAATGATCCTCAAACTTGTGTTTATTTCCCCATTTATTTGTCGAAATAGAAAGACATTGAATTGCTTTGGTATTTTGTAACAGTCCAACATTTTCAGCTTTCAAATACATCGACCAATCTAATCCAGCGTTTAAATGATTATCAAACGGCATGAAGTTAATACGCTTTAAAAAGTCAAGTGATAAAACTCGACCGATTCCGATAGGTTCGTTATGACGGCTACCTTCAGGATAACCACTCCAATACACCAAACGTTTACTTTCTGCAACGTCAACAAAGTGACACCCCGCAACTCCAATAATATCGTATTTGTTTAAATGCTTGTTGCATAACTTCAAATAAGAATCTGAAATCCAATCACTCGAACCAACAAATAAAACGCTTTCACAATCGGGTTTATTACACGCTTTAAATCCAGCGTTCCATTTAGAACCTAACGGAGTGTTTGCGTGTTCAATGTATTGCACCCCTAACTCTCTGCAAATTTGTCTTGCTTCAGGTTGGTTACCGATTCCGATTGGTGTAACGCCTTGTTTTATTAGTCGTTCAATTGTTAGCTTAACCAAGGAGAAACGTCCGTAAATTGGTATTGGTGCGTAAATCATTGCTTAATACCTATAAAGTGAATAACTGGGGTTTTGACAACGTTCTTTTTGATTAGTCTTTGCATCGCATCACGCACACAAGTACCGCACGATTTATTAATCTTTTCGTTCAAAGCTAATTCAAGTTCGATTTTTTCAGGATAAGACAAGCGGAAAAATCC